GGAGTGGATGGCAACGTCGAATATCTCCCCGCGTCCTGGTCCCTCGATTACCGGTTCGCCGGCCAGACCGTCCTCACGGCCAGTGGAGTCGCCAATACCCAGGGGACCGGCTGGACACTCACACTCACGGCAGCACAGACCGCCCAGCTCCTCCCCGGGGTCTACTCTTTCCAGGCCTACGTCACGAAGAGTACCGAACGCTATACGGTTTTCGAAGGCACGATCACCGTCCGTCAGAACCTCGCAACGACCGCCGCTGGCTATGAAGCCCGGTCGACTGCCCGGGTATGGCTGGACCAGATCGAGAAGGCGCTCAGCGACTGGTCAAAGGACCCGTATGCGGAGTACGAGATCGCGGGACGCCGGCAGGTCTGGCGGCTTGAGGAGCTTCTGCACCTGCGGAGCAAGGCTCAGTGGGAAGTGAAGCGCGAGGAGAAGGCGGAACGGATCAAGCAGGGGCTCGGCGGCGGTGGAAAGATCCTGACGAGGTTCACGTGATGACGCTTCTGGAACGCATAGCCAACCGGCTCGATCTCATCCCCCGGCGGATCGCCAACGAATATCGTCGGCAGGCGGTGATGCGGGCCTACGCGGCCGCCCAGGTGTCCCGCCTGACAAACGATTGGCCCTCGAGCGGCTACAGTGCCGATCGCGACATCCTGGCCGGCTTGGCCATCCTCCGGACCCGCGCGCGCGATCTCACCCAGAACACCGATCACGGTCGACGCTACATCAAGCTCCTCCGGCTCAACGTCCCGGGACCGAAGGGATTCGGGCTCCAGGTCCGGTCCTTTGACTGGGCGAAGGACGAGAACGGCCGCTGGTTCAAGAAGCTCGACGATATGGCGAACCGGATGATCGAAGAGGCCTGGGATGACTGGGGCAAGGACTGCTCGGTCACCGGCGACCTGACCTTCCGGGGCATCCAGCACCTGGTCATGCAGCACGCGGCACGGGACGGCGAGTTCATCGTGAGGAAGATCCGCCGCAAGGGTGCGAAGTATGGATTTCTCTTGCAGGTCCTGGAACCCGACTGGCTGGACGAGAAGAAGAACGAGCGCCTGCCCAACGGCAACATCATCCGGATGGGGATCGAGTTCGATGTCTGGCGGCGTCCGGTCGCCTACTGGATCTCCAAACGCGACCCTTACCTCGATCTCTATGCGGTGAGCAGCCAGACCACGGACTGGGAACGGGTGCCGGCCGAGGATCTCTATTTCGGGTTCGACAAGGAGCGCGCCTACCAGTCGCGCGGCGTCCCCTGGTTCGCGGCGTCCATGCTTCGTTTGAAGATGCTCTCCGGCTATGAAGAGGCGGCCCTGGTGAATTCCCGGGCGAGCGCTGCGAAGATGGGGTTCCTCTACAGCGAGGAGGGCCAGGGGGAGGAATACGAAGGCGACGACAAGGACAGCGACGGCAACGTGATCGAGGATGCCGATCCCGGTCGCATCGTCCAGCTGCCTCCCGGAGTGAAGTTCCAGGGCTACACGCCTGAGTTCCCCAACACCCAGCACGAAGGATTCGTGCGGAGTGCGCTGCGCGCGATCGCCTCCGGGCTTTCGGTGGCCGCTCCGAGCCTCTCCGGAGATCTCTCTGATGTGAACTATTCGTCGATCCGGGCCGGGATCGCGGAGGAGCGGGAGAACTACAAGGAGATCCAGGAGTGGATGATCGAGGTTTTCATGGAGAAGGTCTTCGCTGACTGGCTCGAGATGGCACTCCTGAAAAGCGCGATCAAGCTCCCCGCGGAGAAGTTCGACAAGTACAACAAACCTGCGTTCTCCGGACGCCGGTGGGGATATGTGGATCCCGACAAGGATATCGACGCGAAGACCAAGGAAATCCAGGCGGGTGGTTCCACGCTCACCCGCTGGCTGGCCGAGGGCGGGTATGACCTCATGGAGGTCCTGCAGGAACGCGCGCGCGAAAAGGATCTGGCCGAATCCCTCGGCCTCAGGCTCACCATCAATGAACCGCCGAAAGCCTCGCAGCCGACGAATGGCCAGGCGACGCCGGCACAGCTCAAAGCCCTCATCCATGAATAACCATCAACCAGGAGGTCCCATGCGCACGCTCGCGCTTCTTCTCGCTCTCTTGCTGGTGGGGTCCTGCGCATCGGCGCAGGTGACCCTGGACCGGCAGACCACGTTCTCCTCGAAGAGTTACACCACGTCCCAGAAGGACACGTCCTCCTCCTACCGGCTCGCCGGAGCGAGGAGCCTGGACCTGGTGACGTTCACCGAGGATACGATGGCCTGTGACACTTACGTCGACTATTCGGACGACCTCACGACCTGGACCGTGATCCTGACGGATTCCGTGAAGTCCACGAACACGACGGCGAAGGTCACGGTGCATTCAATCAAGGACGGCGACTCCGATCTGATCGACAAGTGCTATGGGTGGCTCCGAGTCCGCAATGCGCAGCGAGCGACCGGGACCGCTGTCGTGGGGACCTACACCCAACGATTCTACTTCCGTCCATAACGGGGGTCCCATGGACATCGAGAAAAGGGAAGACATCATCGGGAAGGTCCAGCATCGGACCTTCCGGCTTGACCGGGCCTCGGTGAACCAGGAGGCGCGCACCGTCGAGCTCGCCTTCTCGAGCGAAGCCCCGGTCGAGCGCTGGTGGGGGATGGAGATCCTCGATCACAGTCCGGAGTCGGTGCGTCTGGGGCGGATGATGGACGGCGCCCCGGTGCTCTTCAACCACGATGTGGACAATCATCTCGGTGTCGTGGAATCCGCGCGGATCGACTCCGACCGCGTGGGGAGAGCGGTCGCGCGATTCTCGAAGTGCGACGACGCCGAGATGCGCTTCCAGGACGTCCTCGACGGGATCCTGACGAAGGTAAGTGTCGGCTATATCGTCCATGCGATGCAGCTCGAGAAGAAGGAGGGGGATCTCTCGTTCTATCGCTGCACGGACTGGGAGCCGATCGAGATCAGCATGGTGACAATTCCTGCGGACAACACGGTGGGGGTTGGACGCAATCACGTACCCACAGACAATCCCAACAGGGGAGGCAACAAGATGCCTGAAGAGAAAAAGGAAGTGCCCGCTCCTGCCGCTCTGTCGCAGGAGGAAATCAGCCGGATCAAGGAGGCCGCGGTGCGGGCCGAGGGGGAACGGCGTGACGCGATCGAGGCGATCGCCGCCCGGTTCGCCGGCAGGATCCCGAAGATCGACGAACTGCGGGACGAGGCGCGGCAGAAGGGCTGGACCGCGGAGTATTTCAAGGGCCAGTGCGCGGACCGGCTGACGGATTCGAAGCCGATCGACGCGCCCGAGATCGGGATGACCGACAAGGAGGTCCGGGCCTACTCATTCCGCAAGGCCCTCCTGCACCTCGCCGGGATGGCCTATCCGGGGCTCCGGGGGCTCGTGGATGCGAGCTTCGAGATCGACTGCTCGGAAGCCGTGAACAAGAAGCTCGGGTCGACCTCGAAGGGTCTCAGGGTTCCCTACGATGTCCTGAGCAAGAGCGTGGACGACTACCGTGCCCACCCGGACTACCGCCAGTTCCTCCGTCGCGATCTGACGGTGGGCTCGGCCACGGCCGGCGGGAACCTGGTCGGGACGAACCTGCTCGCCGGGAGCTTCATCGAGCTCCTGCGGAACAAGATGCTGCTCTACAATCTCGGCGCGCGCCAGCTGACCGGGCTCGTGGGCAACATCGCGATCCCGCGGCAGAGCGGTGCCGGCACGGCGGTCTGGGAGACGGAGGCCACGGGCAACACGTCGGAATCCGCGCAGACCTACGACCAGGTCACGATGAGCCCGAACGAGGTCTCGGCCTACACGGAGATCAGCCACAAGTTGCTCCTCCAGGCCACGCCGGGGATTGAAGGCCTGATCCAGGACGACATCGCGCGCGTGCTCGCGATCGCGATCGACCTGGCCGGGTTCCACGGTTCGGGCGGAACGCAACCGACGGGTATCGCCGGGACGAGCGGTGTCGGTTCCGTGGCGGGTGCCGGCTTCGGCTGGGATGCCATCGTCGAGTTCGAGACGGACGTCGAGGTCGGGAATGCCCTGAACGGCAGCCTGGCCTACGTCACCGATCCGACCACGCGCGGGCTCCTGAAGACCCGCCCGAAGGTCTCGGGATACCCCGAGTTCCTGATGGACCGGGACGGCCGTCTGAACACGTTCCCGTGCTTCTCCTCGAACCAGATCACGGCCGGCGCCATGTTCTTCGGCGACTTCAGCCAGGTCCTGGTCGGGGAGTGGGGGAGCCTCGAGCTCCAGGTCAACCCGTTCATCAAGGACGTGGAAGGCCTGATCCGCATCGTCGGGCGCCAGGCGGTCGACATCGGCGTCCGTCACGGCGGCGCGTTCTCGTATTCGAGCACGATGTCCTGACCGACGCGTGCCGCTCACGACCCAAAACACCGGGGCTCTCGTCGAGAGGGCCCCGGATTCTTCCACATCACAGCAGCGCGGAGGCGGTATGGCTGAGAAGCTGATGTTCATCCAGGTCACGAAGCAGTGCATCGTGGCTGGTAAAGAGTGCGGCGTGGGATCGGTGGTCGAGGTCCCCGCGAGCGAGGGGAAGTACGTGATCGGGCTTAAGAAGGCGACCGAGTCGAAGGGCCCGGCCAAGCACGTCCCGATCGTGAAGGCGAAGCCCGAATCGAAGGCGGCGGAGCCGAAGTAATGCGGGAACGGCCGCAGATATATCTCTCCCGCGAGGGCGAGGATTTTGAGTTCACTCCGTCCGGCGGCTCGGCCCGTATCATCCGGGGGATCTTCCTGAATGAATACGAGCCGAGCTATACGGCGGGGATCGAGCACCAGAATATCGGGCCGAGGATCATGTGCCTGGACGAGGATGCGGAGGACGTGGCACAGGGCTCGACCTTTCTGCGACTCTCGATGAGTGTGACCTACCGGGTCATCGAGGTGAGGCCCGACGGAACAGGGTGGACGGAACTTCTCCTGACGAAGGTCTGACATGGGCATGACGGACGCGACGAAGACGTTGGTCGATGCGCTGGTGACTAATCCCGGCGTAGCCGGCACGGCAGACGAGAACCAGGACAACCACGCTGCCCACCACCAGACGATCCATGCGGCACTGAAGGAGGTCTATGGCGACGTGAAGCGGTACCGGGCGAACCTCCTGATCAACGGCGCATCGGTCTCGATCGAGACGGAGATCAAGAACACGCTCGGCGCGACGGTGACCGCCTCCCATGCCGCAACGGGAGACTACCGGCTTACGGCCTCCGCGGCGGTATTCACTACGGGAAAGACCTTCGTTCCCGGCGTGCTCTATGTACAGTATGCGGGCGCGGACCAGTGGATCGCCTTCACGACACCTCCACCCTCCACGACCGTACTCCAGATCCGCGTGCTTCAAAACGGCGCCTACGCCGACGGATCGTTCAGGATCCCGATCATGATCGAGGTCTACCCGTGAGCACCGGCTATTCGAACTCGCACTGGCCCTATGGCTCGGCCGCACTGACCTACGGCGGTGAGCGGGTGCGCCGCCGGGACTCGATCGTGGATGCCCTGGTGGACAGGCTCGAGGATATCTCGATCGCCAACGGCTACCAGACGGACTTCGAACACGTTGAGGCCTGGAAGGTGACGCCCTGGCAGGATGCGGATCTCCCGGGACTCACCGTCAAGGATCTGAGTGATGAGCCGCTGAATGAAGTCTCCCGGGGCACCATGAACAAGATCCTCCATGGTCTCTTGGTCCGGATCGAGCTCGCCTGCTCGGGTTCCACCCCGGTGGCCACGATCCGGAAGATGATCGGGGATGTGATGGACGCGATCCGCCAGGATGAGACCTTCGGGGGACTTGCCATACAGACCTCCTGGCTTGGGGATGAGATCGCGGTCGAGCAGGAGGAGCGTACTGTCACCGGGGCGAACATCGCGCTCCGCATTGATTACCGCACCGACAAATGGCTGGAGGGGTAGATGCTCGTATCAAAGACCGTCATCGCCGTCAAGCAAGAGACGACTCAAGGGTCCGCCGTCTCCCCGGCTGCCACGGATTTTCTACTGGCCGAAGATGTGAAAGTGAAACCGACAGTCGAAATGAGCGCGCGGAACCCCGGGCGGACCTACCTCGGCACCGTGGGGCCCGTGGCCGGGAAGAGATCCTACGAGGTCACGTTCAAGACCGAGCTGAAGGGCTCGGGGACTCCCGGCACTCCATACACTCCCCTGGGTGCGGCCATCCAGGCCTGCGGCTTCACCGAGACCGCGACCGGCGGCGTGTCCGTGGTCTATGCCCCGACGAACAGCGCGGCGAGCGCGAACTTCTACGGGCCCGGGAAATCGGTCACGATCGAGGTCTACCTGGACGGTGTGAAGCATGTCATCGCCGGCTGCATCGGGACGTGTAAGCTCTCTCCCGAGGCCGGGAAGGTCTGCATGCTGGAATTTAGCTTCAAGGGCGTCTATGCGGATCCCTCGGACACCTCGCCGGGAACCCAGACGTACCTCTCGACCCTGCCCCCGATCGTCCAGAGCGCCTCCTTCTCGATGCACTCGCTCTCGGCGATCATCGCCAAGTTCGACATCGACTTCGGAAGCGACGTCAGCGAACGTCCTGACGTGAGCTCGGCCGTGGGTATCAAAGGGTTCCTGATCACCGGGAAGAAACCGGCTGGATCGGTGGATCCCGAACTGGTCAGCATCGCGACCCACGCCTTCTTCACCAGGCTCATCGCGGGGACCGAGGGAACCGTCTCGATCCAGATCGGTACCGTGGCCGGGAACATCATCACCTTCCAGGCCACGAAAGCCCAGTATGTCGGTCTCGACTACGGCGAGCGAAGCAATCTGCGGACCATTCCGGTGAGCTTCCAGTTCAACGAGGACGGCTCGACGAACTGGTGCACGATCACGTTCACCTAGGATCCACGCGGGGTAGCTGAATAGGAACAGCGCCGGACTCATAATCCGGAGAATGCCAGTCCGAATCTGGCCCCCGCAACCCCTTCTCACCATCAGGAGGATGTATGGCGGTCATTGCGGTAGATATCAATGCGACTGAGGAGTATATGCTCGTATCGGATCGGGGCGACGATCCGACCATCTGGCTGATCGGCCCGATCGATGCGATCCTCTGGAATGCGATCCTTGATGAGGCGACGAAGTTTTCCGGCGAATCCGACGGCAAAAACACCGCGTCCCTGCAGATGCAGGTCAACCGGAACTCCCGCAATGCCCAGCTCGTGCGGTTCGGGCTGCGTGGCTGGCGGAACTTCAAGGATTCCTCCGGCAACCAGATCTCGTTCTCAACCGTGAGCACGAGCGTGCCATCGGTGGGAAACCGGCAGGGGCTGTCCGATCAGATGCTCGACCGCATTGTCCCCTATATCGCGGAACTGGCCGACCAGATCTACAAGGCGAACTCGCTGGACAAGGAAGTGCGGGGAAACTGACAATGGCTATCCAGGCGGCCATAGATCCTAAAGTCCTGGATGGTAGCGGGGGCCCGATATTTCTCAGAGATGAGAATACGGGCATGTCGACACAGGAAGTCAGTATGGACCAGATCAGGAGGGCGTGTCTGAGATTCAGAACGGAAGTGGCCCTCCTCCTCGATCTCGATCAGGGACGCGTGGTGATGTCAATGGAAGAATATCGACAGCAGCCCGCGGCTTTTGTGGAAGCGCGGAGGATCTTCAGTGATACAAAGGCCAGACTCCAATCATCTCGCGAAGAGCTTAGCTAATGCGAGCATGAGGATGAAGGCGGCAACAAGCACGGTGACGATCATCATCCATTGTGATGTCTTGCTCGGTGGCGGCGCTGGTCTTACGGGTGCGGGAGCGGGCCGAGACTGATTTGCTGGGCTGGCGATGATGTAAAGAAACACCAAGAAGGGAGAGAACAAGACGGAAGCGAAAAATACACCGGCTTGCGATATGTTCTTCTTCCCGGCAACCATAGTGTTGACGATTGACCACCCGGCCCACATGAAGAGGCCCATCACAATCCAGTTCTCTTTCACGTTACCTCCAAGCTTTGCGGGCAATGTCTGAAATCTCGAGGTGATTGTCAATGGCAATGAGCGAACGTGAAATGGCCTATATCCTCTCCGCGAGAGATGATGCGGCCAAAATGTTCAAGCAGCTCAACGACGTGGCGGAACAAAGCGGCAAGTCCGTCAAGGACGCCTTTGACGAAGCCGCTGCCGCGAGCGATCGGGCCGGAAAAGCGACCTCAAAGCTCACCGATTTCATCAAAGAGCAGCGCGCGGAAAATCGGCAGCAGAACTTCCTGCTGAGAGAATCCGTGGGCGCCTTCAGCGCGGTAGCCACCGCATTAACCATCTTCTCGAACACGGCGAGCGGTGGAACCGCCCAGGTGAAGATGCTCTCCGATTCAGTTAATGCGGGTGTCACAGCATTCCAGGGTTTTGATTTCGCTCTGTCCGCCCTCGGTATGAGCGGTCCACTGGGAGTCGCCATCGCTGCGATCGGTGCAGCGGCGATCGCCATCAAAGTTTTCCAGAAATCAAGCAGCGATTCCAACGATGAACTCGATAAGTCCGCACTTGCACTGGCGAAGGTGAAATATGAGCTCGGAGAGTTAGCTAGGGCAGAGCTCGAGGAGGCCTACGCCGCCGTCCGGGCGGGGCTGATGAAGAGACTGATGGACCTCAAAGAAAAGACTCCCGACGTGATTGGCACCGTTATCACCAGATTCAAGGAAGGGTTTTCTAGCTTAGAAGGATTCTTGAGGATGGTGATTTTTGGAGCCACCGCTGTAAGTGGACATCCCGGCGGAATCATCTACAAAATGATAGGGACGCCGAAAGAGATCAATGATATCATGACGGCAATAGCGGGGCTCGACCTCGAGCTGAAGAAGATCTGGGACACCGCCGTCAAGGAGATCCCCAAGGACCGCGGGCCCCTGGTCATGATCGATCTCCTCGGTCAGAAATTCAAGGAGGCGGGGGATAAATGGCAGAAATCGGTGGCGAAGATCGAAGGCGTCACCGTTGGCATGTCCGAAACCATGCGGGATGTTCTCCGCACGATCGAACAGGAATGGACGGAGAAGGCGCAGACGGTTCAGACGCTCTGGGGGGGCGTGGCGGGTGCGATCGGTGAAGGATTCTCGGCTGCCTTCGAGGGGACAGAAGGAGGCGCCCGGGCGTTCCTCCGGAGAATCTTCACCATGCTCATCGACCTCGTACAGGGATGGATCCTGGCAGCTGCCGCCGCGGCCATCGTGAAGGGGATCTTCACCTTTGGGACGACGCTCGCCGGCGACCTGGTGATTCTGGGTGCCGCGACGGTTGCGCTCCAGGCTGCCCGGGCTGCCCTGAATACCAAGTTCCATCAGGGGGGCACGGTGCCCGGCGGGATGTTCATCAATGCGGCGCCTGAAAAGGAATTCCCCATCCTGGTGCGGGGTGGCGAGACGGTGAGAACCGAGCAGCAGGAGGCGGCGCTGCAGGGGGGCGGCCAGGGGGTGCACCTGCATTTCCACAATTCGTATTTCGCGAGCGCGCGCGCTTTCAAGGAAGTGGTGCAGCGGGGCATGCGCGAGCTCGGGGTCCGGGACGTCGCGAACTACTTCCGGGATCCCTCCCATGACATCGCGATCGTTGTGCCATGAGATTCTCGGCAACGGCAAAATATGAGATGTACGCCCGCGCGCTCGTGAAGACGGTGAGCTGGCGGCTCTATATCAGGAAGACCTCCTCGCTTTCCGATGTACTCTCTACCGGGACCTGGACGGAGATCACCTCCCGGATCCTGAGCGCGCCGCCGGCCATCGCCGATCTCGAGTGGGAGGTCGGAAGCGTCTCCATGAGTAGTATGTCGCTCACGGGCGTGGACATCGCCTGGTGGAAGGCGAACGTCTTCGACGCCTCCGATTACATCGAGCTCAAGATCATCTTCACGCTCGGACTCGACACCGATGCGTGCTCGGACCTCGTCTATGCCTTCTCCGGGTTTCTCGAGAAGGATCCCCAGTACAATGAGCTCGCGGATTCGGTGGCCTTCAATGCGAGCACCGCGCAGGATATCGGGAATGGGATCCCAGCAGAGAAGCTCTCGATCCAGTACGTCAACACCGATATCGACGGCGCCGGCACGGACGGGCTCATCCTCCCGAACATCCCGCTCCTTTTCGTGAAGGACGCCGGCGTCACGGATTACTTCCTCAAGATCGGTACCCACACGATCGGCTACAAGTTCACGGCTGGGTCACCTGACGTCTACGAGGCAAACCTCGATGGTGGGGAGTGGGTAACACTCTCGAACGGCGACAACACCCTGGGGAACGCTGCGACCCCTGGAGACGATACGGAACGTGTCATGCTCTATGTGGCGGATACGACGCATCTGCCGAAGGCGGGGGAGGAGATCCAGGACTCTGTCATCGTGGTTGCGGAAGGCGACACGCTTCCGCGGCAGTGGCACCGTTATATCTCCGTCCGGGCAATGCTCCGGAAGATCTTCGCCCAGGTAGGGATCGAGACCATCACGTTTGATACCCTCGAGATGGACGTCGCCGAAGCAGGCTCGAAAGTGTCATTTCTCGACGCTCCCCCGAATGACGATACGATCTGGGATGTGAAATATGCGATGGTGAGTGATGGCACGGATCTCTGGATCGCCGTCCGGAACCGCCTCTACAAGCGAAACATGGTGACGGGAGAGTACACGCTCAAGGCGACACTCACCTCGGGACGGGTGATCACGAGGCTCTGGTATGATGAGACGAACGACGCCGTCTGGGTCTATTCACAGCAATCCCTCACCAACGAAGCCGGATCCCTGCTCCGGCACACGATCTCGACGGCGGCGAACTCGAGTGAGATCTCGCTCCCGAACTCGAACCGCTACTCGATCGAGCTCTTCCCCGGCTGGGGTCTCGTGTATGTGAATACCGCGACCAGGGCGGTCCGGGGTGTGGATTTTGACACGCTGACGGAGCAGCTCATCATCACGGCCGCCACACTCGGCTACGGCGTGGGCGATGGCCCCATGGCCGGGTTTGTGTACATGCACGACGGTCACCTGTTTATCCAGACGCGCGAGGTCGGCGTCGGCGATTACTATCACGAGCTCTACTACGATGTGATCTGGGAAGATGGTGGGAAGGTCCTCACCCTCACGGCGCCCTACCAGGTTGCTGCATTTGATGATGCCGAGGACAGGATCTATTTCTACGACGGCGTCAACTGCAAGGTTAAGAGTCATCCACGGACCAGCGCGACGGAGACGGAGCTGCTCACGCTCGGTCAAGAGATTGTCGAGGCGATGGTCTATACGGGTGGAAAGGTCTATGTGACCACGCCGAAACTCGGTCAACTATGGGAGCTCGAGTCAAACAATGCCGCGCTCCTGAACTTCCTGGGGCCCAGGCTCTACACGAAATATTTCTGCTTTGCCGAGCTCGATGGCCGGATCTACGGGATCGACGAGGGGGGCAGGCTCTACCACTACGCCGACAAGCTCGCGATGTATATCCCTCTCGCGGACTTTTCCGGCAGCCAGGTCACAGGTGCCCTGAACGCGATCGTGAACTCGTTCCAGCTCCTCTCCTCGATCTCCTCCACAAAGCAGGCGTTCATCTACCGGCGGGGGAACAGCTCGGGAGCGATCCAGACCACGGGGAACGCGCTCTCACTCACCATCACCGATGTCTCACAGATCCTCGAGACAATCCGCTACACAGAGGCCTGCGGCCTTGCGGTTGTCGATAACGGGAGCGTCCGGTACACCTACGACGGCTCGGTCTATAACGTCGAGACGCTTTCGGATGTCCGGCGGATCTCGATCGATAGCCCGCTCGTTCCGAATGAGATCGTCCAGGATCTCTGCCATCACATCTACCAGTACTTCAAAACGGCCCGGACGATGTATGTCCTGGACCTGGGGTGTGTGCCGCTCTTCCAGTACGAGCCCTGCGATGGGCTTTCGGTCGACTTCACTGCGACGAAGATCCAGAAAACGAGCGCCGCTGGAGTGATCTACGGCACCACGCTCACTCCCGACGGCTCCATGCAGGTGCGGGGGGTGTTCTGATGTCTGCCCCGAAATTCTACGGCTCGCGCCTGGAAACGATGACCTTCTCGGCCACCTCGACGGATTCCGCGTATCCGCTGGCGAACCTCCAGACCTACAATCCCCTGGATGAGTGGCGGTCGAACGCCACGACCGCCGGCCAGGCGCTCGTGATCGATCTCGGATCTGCCCAGGCGATCGATTTCGTGGCTCTCCATGCCCATAATTTCGATCTCGTGGTGGCGGACGTCGGGGTGAAACTGCAGGCGGCGGACAATTCGGGATTCAGCACGAACCTTGTAACGGTCGTGGCGGACCTGTCCGCGGCAACGGATCCGCGTGTGATCGAGTTCAACTCGGTAACGAAACGCTACTGGAGGATCCTCTTCGATTCCGCCGGCGCGCTCGCCGCGAAGCCCCAGCTCGGGCAGATCTACCTGGGCGCGAAGCTCACCTGGACATCGGAATATGAGTACGGGTTTCGCCCGATGCACCCGCGCTACCAGACGAGCGAGGCGGAGTCGCTTTCCGGGCTCCTCCGGGCTGCTCAATCCGTGGGCGGCCGGCTCGTCTTTGAGGCGCGCTTCCGGCTCCAGGACGATACGCTCCGCTCGGTCTGGTACACCTTCATGTCGCTCGTGCGCGGGAAGCTCCGGCCGTTCTACTTCTTGGACGCAGACGGAACATCGCTCTACTTCGTGAAGAACGATAGCGACTATCTGGCGCCAACGATCCCGCAGTACGGGCGGAGCGACTTCGAACTGATCCGCCTCAAAACAGTCTTTGCGGACTACTAGCCATGGACGATCCGATTGTCATCGACAGGTACAACCAGGCCCTCGACTCGATCGGCCGGTACCGGAATGAGTTTACGGGTCTCATAGCCCCGGGCGCCACGATCTCCCTTGTCGAGGTCACGTTCGATCCCGTGGGGCCGGCGGATATCGTGGGCCTGCAAACGATCTCCAGCCAGGTGGTCTACGTCTATGTGAACGTGTCCGCCTGTGACGTCGGCAGCGAATACCTGATGAGCATCAAGGCTACGAGCTCGACGGGCCAGGCGGAAACCCTCCAGAAGGTGATCCGCGTGCTCCCGGCCGCCGGCACCGGGTACGTCTCCCCGCCGACCACGGGCGAATACGACGCCAGCCTGGACCAGGACGGCGGGACGGGTGCGCCGGTCGCGCTCGTGCGCGGCAATACGCTGAGCGGGACGCCGGTCTGGACGAGGGTTTCTCAAGGAGTATTCCGGGCCACGCTTTCCGGGGCATTCCCGGAGGGAAAGACGGGCATCCAGGTCTCGCTTGCGATCGGGGCGGTGGACAATGAAAGCAAGGTGGGCCGGTACTGGATCTCCGCCTCCATCATCGAGATCCGCGTGTTCGACTATGCCGACAACCTGGTGGATGGTTTTGCCGATCTCGACATCCTGATCAAGGTTTTCCAATAAAGGGGGAGCTATGAAACGCCTGGCTATTCTTGCTGCACCTCTGCTTCTCGCCTGCACCGGGTTTTCCCAGGACCTGGGGATCATCAGCACGAAGCGGAACTTCGACGGCGCATTTGACTCGATCCATGTGTCCACGACATACCAGTGGCGATGCGTGGACGTGGTGCACTGTTCAGGGACGGACACGCTCCATATCTACCTGAATGCAGACACGGCCGCGACTCAACGCTGGTACTGCATCCCGGGGACCACCACCTTCATCCCCGCCTCCCGGATCAAGTACATCTACGTCAGGTCCGCGACCGGCGGAACGGTGAACGCGATCGTCCAAACCAAGTGAGGGTATCATGAGGAGGCATTGTATGCTGGCATTGGTCATCGCCTCCTGTGCAAGTGCATTTGGCCAGGGGGCGGCCCTCCAGCTGAGGCTCAAGGATTCGACTGGGACCCCCACGATCGCGCCGGGGGAGATCGTGATCTACAGCCAGGGGATCCTCGGCCTCATGCTCAAATCGAGCGCCGGCGTACAGAGGCTTGATACCTCGAGCTCCGGGCTTGTGGGGACGGACGCCGTGGCGCGGGACTCGATCACGAGCCACCGGGCGAATCTGGCCACGCTCTTTGCCAACTATGCGATCTACGGCGACTCGGACGGCGTGCACCGGACGAATATCAATGCGCTGTTCCTGCAAAATACGGTCTGGTCAGACTCCTTCGCAGCGCACCTGGCCCAGATCATCGCGCTCTATGCCTCAAAAAGCGATACCGGGCACACGCACACGCAGGCGCAAATAACCGGACTCTCCGGTGCCCTGGCCACGAAGTCAGATACCGGGCATGTGCACGCGATCTCGAAAGTCACAGGACTCCAGGATTCCCTGAACTCGAGGATCAGGTACGGTGATACCGGGAGTGTGATCGCAACCCGTTCATGGGTTCTTGCCCAGGGTTTCGGTTCTGGCACCGGAAGCCCGGGCCTCCCGGATACGGCTGCAGCGCTCAGGCTCGTGATCGGGGATTCCGCACAGTACCAGCGGCAGCGGTTGGCGGACTCTTCCCAGGCCATGCGGAGCTTGATCTCAGGGAAGGAGAACACCCTCAGCAAGGGGAATCTCACGGAGGTCACATCGTCGGTACTCACGATCTCCGGCGGGACAAGCGCGGTGATCGGGAGCGGGACAACCATCCAGGTCAAGCAGGCAGGATCCGGGCAGGGGGGCTTCCTCTCGAGCGGAGACTGGACCACGTTCAATGCCAAGCAGCCCGCGCTAACTCTGGGGAATTTCACGGAATCAACCTCCTCGGTCCTGACCATCACCGGCGGAACCGGGGCCGTCATTGGTTCAGGTCTCTCGCTTCAGGTAAAACAGGCGGGGAGCTCTCAGAGTGGGTACCTCTCAGGATCGGACTGGTTGACGTTCAATGCCAAGGCTCCCACGGTGTCTCCCACCTTCACCGGCACGGTGACACTCCCAATAGGGCTCACTGGCACTTTGCGTGCGACCGCAGGCGTTGTGACCGCCACGCCATCCGACAGTGCTGGAATTGCCGCACTCCTGTTCGGCAAGATCGCCAAGGGGGATACGAATACCTATGTGGCAACGAGAACATGGGTGCAGGACCAAGGCTACATCTCTTCCGCAACCACCGATTCTTCGTCGAACAACCACATCCTCATCAGGGTTGGAGACAACATCGTTGACCTGAATCTGGGTGTTGGGATGTCACTCAACACCACCACTCGGACGCTGAGTGCGACGGGAGGTGGGGGTGGGGGGACTGGACTTTCAGGATATTTTGCCGTCACTGATTATGGTGCCGACTCCACGGGAAGTGCTGAGTGCGCGAGTCAACTTCAGGACGCTGCCGATGCTGCCGCTGCTGCCGGAGGTGTGTTGCACTTCCCCAACGGAACGTACAAGACCGCGAGCACGGTGACGATTGCTTCTGCTGTCTCAAGTGCAAGCGCGACCATTTCCATGACTGCGAGCACAGAACCGGCGGTGATCTTTGAAGCCCCAGATGACCAGACATTCACCTACGGGGGGAGAGAAGTGCATTTCCCGACGGTTTCCTACGCGGGTCACACCGATGGCGGGACCTCGTGGCCTGCTGATTCAACGACCTGTGTGGGCGTGAAGATCACCAAGTCTCTCGGTTGGCGGTTCTATTTTCAGGTGGTGAGGGGGTTCACGGTCGGCGTTCTGGTGGGTGGGTCCACGGAGATCGCCGCGTACAATACCCTTCTTGGTGGGACGCTGGCAAACAACCGCGTTAACCTCGCTATTGGAGCATCGAGCACGGGTTGGACGAACGCCAACTACGTCAAGTTCATGCGCTTCGAGCATGATGGCACCCCACCGGCAAACTGTTGCCATATCCAAATTCGGGGGAACGGATCGAACCCTCCCGACGACCTGGTGTTTGAGAGTTGCGCGATTGAAGCTGGTGGAACGGGATACTACATCATGCAGATCGACGCTGCGCTCAATATCTGGCGCGACTGTCGGTTCGAGTCTCAGGGCGGTGCCCCCCATGTGTGGCTCGGCACCAACGCTGCGCCGGGGAATGAGATTACGGGGATGTACGCTGAGACCATCGTGTTTGATGGACCCGCCACCTACGTCAAGGGCGCGATGTCGAGCAATGAAATGGGTTCCTACCGCCGCTCTCCCGGCAACTACCCGGCGTTCACGGGCGTGCACATGAGTGACACTGAGGGCCCGGTCTTCACGGTGATGGACTACAATAGCACCTGGAACACAAACAGGAATACGAGATGGACATGGGCCGCATCCTCTGATTGGATTGCAGGGAAAGCGACGGCTGATAGCAATGCGACCCCGAAGTGGAAGATCGGGAACTCAAACGGCAACGCTGATTTCTCTGGAACATTGACCAAGGGTGCGGGCTCATTCAAGATCGACAATCCCGCGAACCCGGACAATGAGTTCCTACAGCACTCATTTGTCGAGTCCCCCGATATGATGAACGTCTACAACGGGATCGTCACCACGGGCAAAGACAGCACGGCGACCATTGAGATGCCCGATTGGTTCATGCCCTTAAACCGTGACTTCCGCTATCAACTGACCACGATCGGCTCGTTTGCGCGGGTGATGGTTCTGAGGGAGATGAAGGACGGCAGGTTCACGATTAAGAGTGCCGGGAAAAATGTCAAAGTATCCTGGCAGGTCACGGGGATCAGGCATGACCCATTCGCGGAGAAGAACCGGATTCCAACTGTGACAAAGAAACTGCCCGACGAGATCGGGAAACGAAGATACTAAGGCCATAAGGGGGGAATGTGATGAAACGAACTGCTGCAATTTTTGCACTTGTTCTCGCGGCCTCGCTGGTCGCTGCACAGACTTCATATCGTGGCGCGTCCTCGGATGCCCTGGGATGGTTCAATGCGAAAGCGACTTATGGGGCGGTCGGTGATTCTGTGACTAACGATGCGACGGCAATTCAAAACGCGATCAACGCCGCGAGTGCCGCCGGGGGTGGAGTGGTCTATCTCCCCACGGGGAAGTTCCTCATCGGTAGTGCGCTTACCATGAAAGCGTATGTGACGCTTCGCGGCGCAGGAGAAAACGCGACGCTCCTAACGGGGAATACGAGATTGATCCGTGTCCCCAATGGTGAATCAAGTTGGCGCATTGAGGATATGACGCTGAAGCCGTGGAATGGTGCGGCAATCTATATCCCCGGAACTTCGACGTTCTGGCAGATCACCAATACAGACTTTAACCAACAAGCCGGTACGTTTCCGGCGATTCAGGCAGACTCCGCGACTTCCGATGTCGAGAACGGCGTTATCTCTAAGTGCTCGTTCTCAATGGTTCTGAACGCTACTAAGCCTTTGATCCGTTGGGTTGGAACCGGAGGGACGGTTAACCAGAACTCCATCCAGAACTGTCTCTTTCAGGCAAACTACAACGAATCGCAGTACATGATCTTCATCAACGACAGTTCCAATAACTACTGCTATTCCAATTCGTTCAAGGACATTTGTTTCGAGACCTGTGAGGGTGGAGCGATGTGGTTGGGTTCTCAATCGGGGGCAGTTCTACAGAACTGCATGGTCTATGATATGATCGACACCGTGAACAATGACCTGTTTTACATCGGTCGGAGTTCCTCTGGCACAGCACTTTCTGTGAACAACACCATGATGAACTGCGGGTATGTTGGCAGCGGAACGATCATGCTTTCAGGGAAATACCACATCAACCTTCTGGCTGCGAACTACACGTTGATGCTGAACTGCGCCGGGACACCCACGACGCTGACCTATATCGAATCGGGGAATGACATTTCCATCGGCTCAGAGATCACTTCAAACGGAACAGAGTCGGCGCGGTGGTGGGCGACGAAGAAAGTCTCTCTGAGGTATCTCCCGACCTATGCCGATAACGCGGCGGCACTTATAGGCGGGCTTGGGAAGGGGAGTCTTTACCAGACCGCAACGGGCGAAGTCCGAATCGTAACAGAATGACCCGTCTTGCTCTCATACTGGCATTTATCCCCCTTCTGGCTTGGGGTCAGGTCGGCTACGACGGTGTATCGACCTCGGTTTCTCCGAGTCTGGAATCCTCGCGCTCGTTCAACTCACCGAATGTCGCAGGCAATACGAACCGTGGGGGGGTCGTTTATGTCCACTGGCAGAACTCTACCGTTAATGACCAGTCGGTGACGTGGAACGGGGTCTCGATGACCTACCGCTCACGGACACGGGGCAATAACAACCACTGCCTCGCGGTCTACGAGCTTGCGAATGTGCCCACGGGGGTTTCGACTGTGGTTGTCACCATGTCCGGCTCAACGGTGATCGAATGCGCGGCGTATTCGGTCTACAACGTCAACCAAACCAACGTGCTCGGTACGCCTGTCGCAGCCACGGGCACGGGAGCCACGGCTTCGGTTTCGGTCTCAACGTCCTCTGCCAATGAACTTGTGATCGGAGGTGCGACTGTTGGAACAGACCTGACCAACGGCGCGGGGCAGACACAGAGATACAACATCTCAAACGAGGTCAATGGGAACACGGGGGCCGGGGCGACGAAAGCAGGCACGGGGGGTTCGGTCTCGCTTTCGTGGACCGTGGGCGATGCGGACGACTGGACGGCACTTGCGGCAAAGGTGAATTGGGACACGACAGGCGGGGGTGGAGGAGGTGGAGGAAGCGGCTCAACAGGGCTCCACGGTATCAGCCTTTGGGCCGCAGACCAGATCACCAACGTCTACGAAGATCAGGGGACTCAGTGGGAATACGCCAATGATTCAAACGCGGTCTGGAAAACCACCGGGGCCGTGGACTCAATCATCATCTGGTCCTGCCGCAATATGTTCACTGGCTGGCAGTTGGTGTTTAGGGGAGGAGATACGACCGTTGCCCATGTGAACACCTGGCTGCCGTTCCTTGTGAATGCAGATGGTGACAAGATCGAGA